TTATTGGTTATTTTCTTTCTTTGCAAAGAATGCACCGTAATCAAACATCTTCATGCTCTGATATCTGCCGATATCCAGCAGGGAAGATATAATTATCTCCACGTCCTTATCTTCCCCGGATGGCTCATGCAGTCTGTTGCACAACCTTTCATAAGCAGCAAGCATCTGGGCGTATAGCTGTTCACAGTATTTTCCTTCTGCAAATTCATCCTCCACCACTTTACTTTCCTCGATCTCACACTCATCCAGATTGTAAGCGCCATTCATCAGATCGTAGATCACTGTTTTGAATTCCTCATCCCGTACACTCATATACATCCTCATCACTTTCTTTGCCGTAAAGAATGCATAGAAAAAGGGAAAGCAGCCATTTCAGATACAATTGAACTGCTTCCCCTTACTTTTTCAGCGTCCTTACGAAGTTCATCAAGATTCTCCGTTCATCCGCATTCAGGTCATCCCATATTTCCAATAATTCTTCTTGCTCATCTGTCAGATCAGGCCGCATACCTTCTCCGGCAAAAAACTGTGCGATTGATATTCCGAATGCATCGCAGATTCTTTCCAAGGTTGGTACTGTCGGTATACTCTTCTTGTTGATTATATTTCCCAAAGCCGTCTGTGACATATCAGTGAGCTGTGCAAGCCTGTATTTGGAAATCTTGTGTTTGCTGCATAATTCTTTTACCCTCTTTGGTATGTACTCCTCTGTACGCAAGTAAGTTACACCTCTTTTCTATCTGTACGATATACATATTGTAACCGTAAAACAGAAGAAATATTAGAACCATATCTCTTGCGTATTTTACTCTAGTGAAGTGGAGTATTCAGATAAAAAAATATGAACAGCAGACATATGCAGTTCAATTCTCTATCTTCTTGAAGCCTTATTTTTCCTTGTTTCTATCACCCTTTTATCGTCTGGTTTCATTCATAAGCATACCATCCGTATGCATATTCATCAACACAAATCGTTCGACACATTTCGCACTTTACTCCACTCTACTTTATCAAATTACCAAACCTTTCTTCACTTATTGATAGATAATTTACTGTGCGTAAGAAAAAGAAAACAGGAGGTACTATTATGAATCAGACGCAGCAGTCATCTGTCGACCACCGACAGATAGGATATCGTATCAAGGAAGTAAGGGAGCAGAATAATTTCTCACAGGCAGAACTTGCGGAAAAAACGGAACTCTCCGTTTCCTACATAAGCCACATTGAGAATGCAAAAAGGAAAGCAAGTCTGGAATCCATCATCCGTATCGTCAATGCCCTCGGCATTACCATAGATGAACTGCTTGCCGGAGTGCAGATGCACAATCCCACTGCATACCAGACGGATATCGATATTCTCATGGAAGAATGCTCGGAGAATGAGAAGCGCTTCATCTTTGAGCTGATAAAAGCAAGTGTTGATGCCATGCATAAAAACGGCTGGGAGCTTACATCCAAAGATGGGCAGAGGTAACGGCACATCATTTTCACACAAATTATTTTTATTTGGAATAGACTATAGGGATATGCGTGTCCGTATGGTCTATTTTATTTTGATATGAAAATTTTATAATAAACTCATCATAAAAATGAAGGTGGTTAGTCATGAACGAAAATGAGCATAAGGCCGGTTCTGTTGCCGACCAGAAAAATAAGATCAGGGAACGTTATAAAGGTGTCAGTCTCGATGAACTTGACGTGATTCCGGCACTTCCGCAGGAAGATATCTTTGCTGTTGAAAATGAACAGCGTGTTGCCGTATATGCAAGGGTATCCACTGATGATCCGAGACAGACATCCTCTTACGAACTGCAGAAAAACCACTATCATGATGTTATCAGCAAAAGTCCGAACTGGAAACTCGTACAGATTTATGCGGATGAAGGTATTTCCGGTACTTCCCTGCAGCACCGTGACCAGTTCAAGCTGATGATCGAGGATTGTAAACAGGGCAAGATAGATCTTATCGTTACAAAAAGCGTATCCCGTTTTGCAAGAAATGTCGTGGACTGCATCGGGTATGTCCGTGAGCTGCTTGCCCTTCCCCACCCTGTCGGTGTGTTCTTTGAAACGGAAAGGCTCAATACCTTTGACCCCAAAAGCGAGATGGTGCTTTCCTTCATGGCCACACTTGCACAGGAAGAAAGCCATACAAAAAGCGAGATCATGAACGCTTCCATTGAGATGCGTTTCCGTAGGGGAATATTCCTGACACCGATACTTCTCGGATATGACCACGATGAAGACGGCAATCTTGTCATCAACGAAGAAGAAGCAAAAATCGTAAAGCTCATATTCATGATGTACCTAAACGGATGCACCTGTCAGGAAATTGCCGACACCCTGACGGAACTTGGATGCATGACCAAAAAGGGAAACACCGTATGGTCCCCCGGCTCTATCCTTCAGATACTGCAGAACGAACGCCACTGCGGTGATGTACTCGCACATAAGACCTATACCCCAAACTATCTGAATCACAAGTCAAAGAAAAATATGCAGAACCGTCCGCAGTACCGTAAGCGTAACCACCATGAAGCCATCATATCAAGGGATGACTTCATTGCAGTACAGAGGCTTATCAGTAATGCGAAATACGGAAATAAAGGACTGCTGCCGGAGCTTAAAGTCATCCCGGAGGGAGTCCTCAAAGGTTTTGTTTCCATCAATCCCAGATGGGCTGGATTTAAGGAAGATGACTATATCAATGCTTCTGTAAGTGTATATAACGGCACGGAGCAGACTTCCGCTTCTTCTGCTCCGGTAGAGGTACAGTCCGGTGACTTCGACCTCCGTGGATATGAAATTGCACGCTCCCAGTTTTTTGACAGTACGGACCGTATCACGGTCACTTTCAGTCAGGGAGATATCCGTTTTTCCTGTCCTGCCGTCCGGAGACTTGAAAGCACGCTTGTAGAACTGCTTATGCATCCACAGAAACGGATCCTTGCAGTAAGGACTGCCGGAAAAGAATGCCGTAATGCCATGCAGTGGTCTAAAAAGAAAAGCGGGGTCAGTTTTCCAAGGGGAATCAGCGGAACTGCATTTCTCCCTACCCTGTACTCCCTTCTCGGCTGGAAGGATGACTGCCGTTACCGCATCACCGGAATAAAACGGGGCAAAGGAAATGATGCCATTCTGCTCTTCAATCTTACAGAACCGGAAATATTCATACCCAATGACACAGTAAGCTCACTTCCGGAATCAGATACATCCGTAAAGCCCTTTACCGACAGCAACCGCAGGAATGTCCGTGCTTATCCTCCGGACTGGGCAGATACATTCGGCAGCAACTATTACAGCCACGCACAGGCACAGGAGCTTGCCGGATTTGGAAAAGGCATGGAGCCTGACATATCCCATGCATCCGTCATATACAAAGACAATGACATACAGGTCACCAGCAAAGATGACATAGAAAGAAATATCGAACAGATCATGTCCGATATGAAGGAGAATACAGATGAACACACAGACGAACAATGAAAGAAACACCATTCCCGTTATGGAAGATGATGCATTCAGTTATGACGGCTATCAGGTAGTCCGTGGAGAATTTTTCGCACATACCTACGAACCGTCATTTACCTTTAATTCCAACAAAGTATCCGTAAATACCGCCTGTATCAAGAAACTGCCGGATACGGACTTTGTTCAGATACTTGTTAACCCGGACGAGAAAAAACTGGCAGTACGTCCATGTCAGGAAGACGAGAAAGATTCCTTCCGGTGGTGTTCCGCAACATCAAAACGGTCACCAAGGCAGATCACATGCCGTATCTTTTTTGCAAAAGTCGTATCCCTTATGGGATGGAATTCGGCATACCGTTATAAGCTGCTCGGCAAACTTATAAAGTCAGACAACGAGCTGCTGTTTGTTTTTGACCTTACCACACCGGAGATCTTTGTACGCTCTGAAAAGGAAGACGGAAAAATAAAAACTTCCCGCACCCCAAGCTATCCGGAAGAATGGCAGAACCAGTTCGGTGTGCCTGTGGAAGAACACCAGAGCAGTCTTCAGATCAATATGTTTGACGGATATGCGGTATTCGGCATTTCCGAAAACAGCAGCACTTCCACCCTGGAAGAAAATCCAGAACATCCAGAAAAGGAGGAACAACACTATGAACAGACAAACCTCTTTGAAGCCGGTCCTTTGCATTGACTTAAAGAAAAACAGAATCCGCATACATAAACTTACGCTCCATATGCTCGGTGACCCTGAGTATATCCAGCTCCTTGTAAATCCCAAAAGCAGCATGATTGCCGTAAGGAAAAGCGTCCGCAGGGATTATCTGGCACACCGTGTACGCACCTGTGGATCTGACAGCCACTACTGCTGCGAATTATACAGTACGGAGCTTCTGCAGGCCCTTCGTGTCACCAACGTGAATCTGGCAGAGAACCAGAGCTACCGTATCTACGGTGCATTAAATTCAAAGGAATGTCTCGCCAGCTTCTCCATGAATGACTGTGTGCTTGTGGATGATACGGCAAGAACGGAGGAAGCACTATGAATGACATGCCAATGCCGGAACTTGTAAAAGACCCGGAATTTACAGACCTTATCCAGCCGAGGGACACACAATACATGGAAGAACTTGAAGAGGATATTTTTGACCACGGATGTACTGACCCTGTATGTGTATGGAACAATATCATCATAGACGGTCATCTCCGCTATGATCTCTGTAAAAGGTGGGATATACACTTCACCTTAAGACGCATCCTGTTTGAAAGCCGGGATGAGGCAGTATCCTTTATCTGCCGTGCTCAGTTAAAACGCACTGACCTTACGGGGGAATATAAGAAATATCTGATAGGCAGAATGTTCCGTGCCGAAATGAATACAGCCGTTGGAAAATTCCTAAAAGAAAATCCTGATAAGACTGCAAACCCTGACGGACAGGTGTCACAGAAATATGTACGCAAGACAGATGTTGCAACCGTCATAGGGAATGAATACAATTTTGGTTTTTCCACCGTGACAAAATATGATATCTATGCCCGTGCGGTCGATGACCTGAAACAGAAAAGTCCTGAGATTGCACAGAAGATACTGACGGGAAAACTCCGTGTCTCCCACGAGAACATCATAGAGCTTTCACGGCTTCCAATCGAGGATATAAACGGACTGAAACGTCTGCTGGACAGCGGTTCTATCGACCGCATCGGCTACTCACAGCTCCGGCACGAATTAAGATGGCAGAGGCTTCCGACCGGAAAACCGGATTCACGGAGAATAAAGAGGGAAAAAGCCAGTGCCGAAGCCGGAATCAAACAGATGCCGGCTACGGATCCGGATTCGGAACTCGAAAGCCTTAAATTCACGATCCCTTCATGGTCAAAGACCATATCAAGGACAATGGAACTTACTGATTTTACTTCTACCTCCACCAAAGCAAGGCGCGAAGTGAAAATGCAGCTATTAAACCTTACAAGAAAAATAACAAAACTGCTTTCGCAGCTTGAGGAGGATGATTCGAAATGACAGAAGAACAGATAAACGATGAACAAAGGACAGAAACCGACCTAATGCAGTTCGTACCAAAGGTACACTTTGAGCAGATACCTATCAGAAACCTTGTATCCAATCAGGAATACCAGCGCAACCTTTCACAGCATCATGTAAAAAACGCTGCTTCCCACTTTGACCTGTATCAGATAAATCCGGTAAAGGTCAGCCGCAGGGACGGGATAAATTATGTATTTAACGGACAGCACACCATTGAGATTGTTGCACTTGTTTCCGGCTCCCGTGAAACGCCCGTATGGTGCATGGTCTACGATGATCTGGAATACGAACACGAAGCGGATATCTTTGCAAACCAGATGAAATATGTAAAGCCCCTTCTGCCCTATGAGATATTCATGGCAAACATAGAGGCCGGTAATGACAAGCAGCTCATCATCCGTGATCTGGTAGAGTCCTATGACCTTACCATCACTTCAACAACTGCTCCGGGAGGTATCTGTGCCGTTGCAACACTGGAAAACATCCACGATAAATACGGCTACCATATGCTCGACCATGTGATCCGCCTGATTGCTGCCACATGGGAAGGTGCATCCCAGTCATTCAGTGCAAATATGATGAACGGTCTGGCACGTTTCCTGAATGCATACGGTGCTGCCGTCAAAGATGATGTTTTCAAGGAAAAGCTCGGAAGGATATCCATAAAGGAACTTTCACGCACCGCCAAGGACAGGCGTTCCGGCTCCCTTGGATTTGCGGAAGCGATCCTTATCGGCTACAACAAGAAATGCCGGAATCCGCTCCCTTGGGATAAACTCTACACCCACAAGCTCCCGCAGAAAAAAGCCGTGGAAGAAGAACCGTCCGATATCCCGGAACAGGATGATACTGACCAGATAGATATGGACGGTCAGAGCAGCCAGCTTGACCTGTTCGGATTTCAGGATGATGAGGTTTCCGAATAGTTTATACGGAAACCTTTATCCTGCTTCCTTCCAGAAAGAAGAACTCATATTTCTTTGCACCAAGCACCGTCACTTCCGCAAGGACAAGTTGTGCGATCTCAGGAACAAATCTGCCAAGCGGTTCATTCTCCGTGGCTTCCATCATCTGCTCTGCCCGTATCTTTTCAAGCGGACTGCCGTCTGTCTTCATCTGATTCCATCTTTCCATGAACTTTTCCCTGTCCGCAACCAGTTTATTGAATGCCTTCACAAATCCCTTTTCAAGGTTGGAATTGTCAACATAGGCATTACTGCACGTTACCCTTCCATCCGTCCGGTGGTTCTTGCACTGCCACTGTACGATTCCCCTTGATTTCCATGAATGTCTTGTAAACAGGCTTTTACACTCACCGCAGAATACCTTCTCGCAGAACGGCATGCAGTCCGCACCGTAACTGTACCTGTCCGTTCCGTGGTCTTTCATGAACCGTTCCCTGCGTTCAAATTCTTCCTGCACCGCATTCCATGTTTCCTTATCTATGATTCCCTTATGGCTGTCCTTAACATAGACCTGTGCGATTTCCCCGTTATTTTTTACCTGACGCTTGGTAAGGAAATCAGCCGTATAAGTCTTCTGCAGAAGCGCATCGCCCATATGCTTTTCCTGTTTCAGGATACCCACGATTGTGCTTGGATACCATTTCGTCTGTCCGTTGCATCCCGGAACCTTTTCTTCCGTCAGTTCCTTCGCAATCTGTGCCGGATTGATGCCGATAAGGAAATCCCTGTAGATGCGTCTTACCGTTTTTGCCTGTTCCTTATTGATGACCAGCTTCCCGTTCTCATCCTTATCGTAGCCCAAGAACTTGAATGTATTCAGGTGCATCTCACCATTCTTGAATTTGGTGCGGATGCCCCATTTGCAGTTCTCCGAAATGTTTCTTGACTCATCCTGAGCAAGCGAGCTTAATATCGTGAAAAGCAGCTCCCCGGTAGAATCGAGGGTGTTGATGTTTTCCTTTTCAAATATGATACCGATTCCGAGGTTCTTCAGCTTTCTGGAATATGCCAGACAGTCCTGCGTGTTTCTGGCAAAACGGCTGATGGACTTTGTAATGACAAGGTCTATCTTGCCGCCTTCGCAGTCTGCGATCATTCTTTTGAACTGTTCCCTTTTCTTGGTGTTAGTTCCTGAAATACCCTCATCCGCATAGATGCCCGCCATTTCATAATTTTCATGGTCATTGATATATTTGGTGTAATAATCAACCTGTGCTTCAAAGCTGTGGAGCTGGTCTTCCTGATCCGTGGAAACACGGCAGTAGGCTGCCACCCTTATCTTCTTTTCCTGTACCGCCCTGCGTCCTGTTTCACGCTGTCGGTTTCTTGCTGGTATAACTGTAACGCTTCTTGCCATTCTTATCATCCTTTCTCTGAATATAAATATCTTTTTTGATTTCTCCCCATCCCCTGATAACGGAATCAGGAATCCTTGTCCCCCCGCAGAATGCCACTCCTTTTCGTTTGGCCCCGTTGCATATCCATATGACCTTATGGCTTTTCGGATTTACATGGCGGACCAGTCTGCTTCCGCAGAGTCCGCAGAATATCTTCTTTCTGTACGGATATGCTTCTTCCGTATTTTCCGGTATTGCTTCCGGCACTTTCTTCTTATGCCTTCTTTTCCATGAGCTCTCCTTCAGATAGGTGAATTCTTTTGTTCCCTTTACGGAAGGTTTCTCATCAATATACATATTCCCGTCAAAATGCCATGCTTTTCGAAGTACCCCGTCCGGAATGTTTATCCCTTCACAGAAGGATTTCCCATACCGCTTCGTACCGCTGCACCCCCAGTTCAGTCTGTTGCCGTTACTGTAGATACGTTTGTAAAGCGGATGTCCGCATTTTGCACAGAATATCCTGTTCATGTATGGGTAGTTATCTTCCGTAAATTCTTCAATTACCGAACCTTCGGCAAGATAATCCCGCTTTGCTTCAATGGCATCCTGCGCCTTCTGCCAGAGTTCAGGGGATACGATTGCTTCATGGTCATCTTCGATATACCATGCATCAACTTCTCCCCTGTTCCTTACCAGTTTTCTTTCTTCATTCACAAAATGCTTATGCATGATGTAATCGCCCTTATAGATCTCATTTTCAATCAGACGGAACACCGTGCTGTCGATCCACTTTGTACCGCCCACGGTCTTTACCCCGTTTTCATTCAGATATCTTTTAATGGCTGCCGGGGTATATCCGTCTGCTGCCATTTCATATATTTTTCTGACCCACACCGCTTCGGATTCATCTGCGATATAGACTCCCCTTTCGTCTTTCGTATATCCGAAAGAACGCTCAAGGTACTGTACCGGAATACCCGCTTCATATTTTCTCTGGTACACCATCTTTGCTCCGGCGCTTCCGCTTTCGCTTTCTGCCTGTGCAAATGCCGCCAGTATCGTGAGCATCAGCTCCCCTTCCCCTGACAGCGTATTGATATTCTGAAGTTCAAAAAAAACACCTACATTTAGTTCTTTCAGCTTTCGTGTAGCCTCCAGAACGATTGAGGTGTTTCTTGCAAAACGTGATACCGATTTTGTTAATATAAGGTCTATCTTTCCTTTTTGTGCATCAGCAAGCATCTTCTGCAGACCGGGTCTTTTTTCCTTGAACCCTGATATGGCAAAATCACTGTAGACTCCGGCATATTCATAAGCCGGGTTCGCTTTTATGACTGTTTCATAATGCCTTATCTGGTTTTCCAGTGAATTTTCCTGTTCATCTGCATCCGTTGATACACGGCAGTATGCACATACCCTTAATTTTCTCTTCTGTTCCCTGTTTCCTTCCCTGATCTGAATTTCCACAAGCCATGCCTCCTTTCGTTTTGGTAGTCTATATATCACTCTGAAAGCCAATAATAGCAAGTGTTTTCTCGGATACCTTTCACCTTTTTATCCTTGGCATAAACTGAAAAAAATACGGCTGACAGCCATCCCTGACCATCAGCCATATCCTTATCTTAAAAGCTCGTTTACCCTTTTCTGCACTGCGGAATAATCGTATCCGGCAGCACTGATCCTGTTCTTACGCTCCGTCCCGTTTCCCCAGTCACCATGAATGACTTCCCTTGCGATCTCATCCACGGATTTCTTGGATGGAGAGAGCTTTTTATTCACGATGCTCTGGATGGCAGAATAATCATATCCCGCCTGAGACAGACGGTTCTGTCTTTCCGTGCCATTACCCCACTTTCCGGCAATGACATCTGCTGCGATCTCCTCGTTTGATTTCTTTGCCGGAGCACTGCTGTTTCCCTTCGCATAACCATTCAGTCCTGCTGCCTTGATCTTTGCCGGGAAATCCACATAGCAGTAATCCTGATCACAGGTCTGTCCGTTGATCTTATTGCTGCGGATAAGGTTCGTCTCACCACCAAACTGCCAGATCTGTGTTTCCGCACCGCTTGCCGGGGCCGGCTTGTTCTTTCCCCATCTGGCAACCCAGTGGGTGTAACGGGTAAGCTCCCCATCGTTCATCTCAATATTAAAAAATGACTCGGATGAATAAATACCGGCCCAGTATCCGGCTACTTCCATCTCTGAACAGAATGCCTTGATGATCTGTGTCAGTGTGTTCCTGTCGTTCTTTGTGATCATGCTGCCTTCCACATCATAAAAGACCGGGTACTCAAATTTCTTCCCCTTAAGGAGTGAAAGGAAATATCCTGCCTCTTTCTTTGCTTCTGCAGTACTTCTGGCATTTCCATAAAAATATGCCCCTTTCGGAAGTCTGCATTCCACGCATTTCTTATAGTTTGCCTCAAACTGGCTGTCCTTATAAAACCCGGAATCAGCACCTCCGGCTTTGATAATGGCAAACTCCACGCCTTCCTTACTCTTAGCCCTTGCAAAGTCAAAACTGCCCTGCCATCTGCTTACATCAATTCCAAATCTCTGACTCATAATATGATCCTCCATTTCTTTGTAATAAAATAGGGAAGGCGTCACCCTTCCCCGTTGTCTTTGTCATCTTCTGCCCTGTCATGGAGCTGTTCCAGAACGGCTTTTATCTTTGCCGGAACAGGCAGTCCCAGATGGGATGCATTCTCCAGAAGGGATATCCCTTCGTTTGAGATGTAGAAGAAAATGGCTGCCGTCCGAAGCACGCTTCCAGTGCCGATGACATGTACATCCATAATGTTTGCAATGCCGACCATAAGAAAAATCAGCACCTTACGACAGATTCCCTTAAATCCGACTGCACTGGACAGCTTCTGGTCACTGATTGCACACATCACTCCCGTAATGTAATCAATCACCACAAATGCAAGCAGTGCATAAAGCAGACCGTCACATCCACCAAGGAAATAGCCGAGCCATCCCCCGACTGCCGTAAATACAAACTGTACCGCATTCCAGAATTCCTTCATCGTCTTGTCCTCCTTTGATTTTTTGTATGAAAAAAGCAGCTACCCGTAATGGATAACTGCCGATTTCCGAAAATTATTTTATTGTTCCTGTAAGATATAAGTGATCTTCATTGTCTTGTCCGCTGTTTTGGTAACGGGCGTGTCCAGATTATTGATGGTTGCCAGATAATTGGACATCATATGCCACCCGGTTGTCGACCAAGTCCCGTAGTCACCAAAATACAATAAAGGTTCATTGCGGACAGGTGTAACATTCACCTGATAACTGCTGTTGAACAAGGACTGTGCCTCCGGCGGCATGATCTCATTCGTTGCCGTATCCGCTATCAGCAGTTGATCATAAGCATTTTCATAATAGATTCTTCCGTTGATTACAAACTTTGGGACTCCGTTCACGCTTGAGGTATTCGTTCTTTTGAATTTGACCACATTGGCCGGATTGTTTATCTGTATCTTGTATAACTCATATGGTGAGTCATAGCTTTTAACATATAAGTATCCGTCCGTAACGAACATCTGCCAGTTGCTGTCAGAACGGAGATATTTGTCTGTTGTATTTTTAACCTCATACTGCTTTACCTTCCATGTATCCATCCTGATCTCCGTAACCAGATAAGACGTATCCGGTGCCACCCTGTAATCTGAATGCGTACAGATATACAGGCACTCCGAAGCCGGGTCGTAATTGTATCCCCAGTATCCGATACGCAGGGCTGTTCCAAGCTCCGGCACCTCGATTTCCTCTATCAGGGGTTTTGTCGTATTCACGTTATCAAGAATAGATACCGTTTTCAGGAATGTCCTTCTCCTTGTGATATGGATATGTGTATTATCCACGAATTTAAAATAATATGCACAATCCTTTGCCCTGTCGATCAGGAATATCAGCTCGGTCTTTCCCATCGTCATTCCAGAATATTTGCTGCTCGTGTTTGCCCCCGTCTTGTCAGGATAAACATACTGCAGATTATCCTCACAGATACTCTGCATCAGCGGATAATCCCTTGTATAGCTGGCATTCTTGCTTCCGTATGAAGTAAAACCGCCATGCTTATTTGTCAGGCAGACACTGGCAATCGTACCGTTTGCCTGACTCGTTGCAAAGTCATATACATACTTCACATATCTGTCCTTCAGATTGATCTCGGATTCCGTCTGGTTGAATCCGCCCCTGAATGTATTCTTTGTATTATTCTGTACCCCGTATGCTGCACAGCCTATCAATGCTGCATCTGCCGGAGGATAATAGTTGTCTGCATTTTCCGGTATTTCCTTATCAAAACACAATATTCCTCCGAGGAGTTTTTCATAATACGGTACAAAGTCACTAAAAAATCTGCTTGGCCTTTTGGAAAGTCCCAGTGGTTTAAGGACATCCCGGAGTGCATTGGTTACCATATTATGATTTTCATAGGTTTCCACCTCTCCCGTATTTACATCAGTAAGCTCTATTCTTGTTGTTCCCCTGAGCATCGTCATCATCTCCATTTCTATAATTCATAACAAAGGATGTCAGTGTTGCATCACCCGCAAGCCAAAAGCGGAATGTGATCGTTTTGGCTTCAAGAAGTCCTGCATACAGTTCATCCAGATCCATCGTGAGAAAATCCGTCATTGTAGACTCATCCGTAAAAGTTTCACCATCATAACTGTACTGTACGGTAATGTCTCCCGTATATTCCGCATTCAGAGCCTTGATGCCAAGAACCGTTCCATCCGAGAGGTCTGCCATGCATTCGATGTACTGCTTGGGCGGTGTTCCCGTAATAACCGCATTCAGTGGAAATGCCCTGCTGTCACTCCAGCTTAACACTGACGGGAAAGGCAGAGCCTTTATCAGATCCCATTCCGGCATTTTGGCAAATCCATTCTTTTTAAATAAAAGTGCCGTTATCTCCGTTTCTTCCAGTTTCACGAGAACATCTGCTGTTTCCTGTAATTCTTCATTTATCACTTGGTTTTCCACCGTATACAGGTTTCCGTCACCATCTTTGACCAGAAGTTTAAAAGGGACTAACAGGTCAAGCGGTGTGTATTTCACTTCAAAGGTCTTACTCTCTGCATAGTACTGGAATGTAATGTCCGGTGAATCCGTATCCGGCTTGGTAAATGTGTAATTCTTATCTGCAGTAAATCCAAACGCACCGTCATAACACTGGACCGGAACGGAAATCATATGAAGTGAAATATCGCCAGTATCCCAGAAAACCAGATCATACTTAAGCTGATAGTCTGCTCCCGATGCATTGTAATGTGACCACCCCTCCCACCTGATCTTCAAAAATCTGTAATAACTGTAAAGAGTTCCTTCCTCCCGGTATAAGGATCTCATTCTTGTATCACGGTTATCTATCTTAAGATGTGTCACATCACTTCCGATTCCCCAGTAGGAATCACCATGTGCATAAATGGAAGGGACAGCCTTCCCAAGAAATGTAAAGAAGTCTGCCCCGCTGACCGCAAGCGTACCGCCATCATAGTTGTTGCTGTCCTGTAAAAGACAGGTCATGTTGGTGACTCCTGCGGAAAAAATATCATTTATATTGTCATAATTCATAGTGTAAATTCGACTCCTTTCACTCCGTCAAATCCGGAGATATCTATGCCCGTACACTCAAGGAATCCTTCATCTATCTCCTGTGATACGGCTTCCTGTGTTTCTTCCGTAACGGCTTTAAGCTCATAAAATCCATTTTCTGTTTCCACGGTATCTGGAACCTTGACGGATGTATCTGCCACGGTGATTACAAACTGTGGTCTGATTCCAGACGTATAGCCGTTGATTTCCACCGCATCCACCCTCGCGAAATAAGAGACATCTATCAGAAGCTGTTCGGCATATCCACGATCCATTGATTCAGGTTCCGACTTCTGTGCATACCGTTTCCTCAACGTGAAGTTCTCCTCGGTATTGACTGTAATATATCCGTTATACTTCGGATTTCCACGCACGCTTGTGAGTACAAATGTACGGAGGATTTCCGTGATCCATGCACGGTCGGTAAATGTGTCTGCAACAAAGTTCTGGCCTGTAATGCTGATATTTCCAATCGTCTGGGTAATTCCCGGCCTCCTTGATGACGGAAATGTAACCGAAACCTTATCACGGAATGTGTCTGCCACAAACGGCACATCTGCAATACTGATATATCCGATATTCTCATTGATATTGATACGGCCGTTCCAGTCTCCCAGTCCGGCTGCAAGTCCCTGACCACTAATTGTTGCCCTTATCTGTGCCTCTCCTATCTTTAGGCTTCCGGTTGAAATTTTCAGATACATCGAAAATGTATTTGAACTGTTCTCAATGACTTTTGATATCGGAAAGAACAATGTCACAATATGCTTTCCATACAGACAAGTCTTTGTCGGCATAAAGGTATCAATGGTTTCATTATTTATTTTGTATATGATGGAAAGCTCCGGAAGTTCCGGCTCTGGGTTTTCTTCTTCCGTCTCTCCATCTGCAGTAGCATCCTCCGGCTTTATTACTTCGAGAAGCATCTCGCACTGGAACGCTGCCGTTGTGTCCTCCGTTGCAGTAAAATCAATATCCATAACATTCGTCAGTGACTGTCCTATTTCAAACGGGGCAACATTTACAAAGTTATAAATAATGGTCCTTCCGTTTTCCACGGAATTGATAAGACCTGTAATGTTCTTATCGTTCTTGCTCTTGGCAGATGCAAGTCTCGGATTTTTACCCACGCATTTCAGTGTCATCTTTCCGTAGATCTTACACTCGATGCTTGTTATGCAGCTTATTTTTGTTTCGTCTGCATGGCCACCGGAGAACTTAAGGATATCACCGACTTCCATTGCCGGATTTCCTATGGTGTTACTGTCAAACGGGACATAATTTATCTTCTGCAGTGCCGTCAGAATTTCCCGCAGGATTTTCTCCCTTACGGATTTCAGTCCGAACTGAAGAAGAGGATTGATGCCGAGGTTCATTGTAAGGGCATCATCCTTTTCCATCGCAATATACTCTGCCGTCTGGCTGATCTGGTTCGTGGATGACACGGCAGTATATCTTGTAACAAAATCCGAATAACTGCTGTCGAACCTTTCCTTCTGCTCCACATTCCATACAGACTCATTTCCATATCTTTTGAGAATTAGTTTTCCATACCGGTCTATCTGGCAGAAACAGCCTACCACCTGTGCCACATAAAAGATCAGGTCACGGAATGTTTCCATGTCATTATCTGAATAAACACCGAGTGTGGTTTTTCCATTTGGGAGGGCGTTGATTTCTGCAACCGTCTGTGCCATCTCAACCTTACATGCATCACACGCAGCCTTTAGAAACTGATATGGCGTTCCGCTTGAAGAATCCAGCTTCAGCGTTTTTTCAAACCGGAGCATATGATCATAGCCTTTCAGTTCCAGTGTCCGTACCTTCCTGTTTGCTTCTGAGATCTCATAAATTCCCATCGGTATGGTCTCTTTTGTTCCATCCAGAAGTGTCAGACGGTAATAAAGCCTTACTTCTGCATCCTCAAGGGTATAGCGGTCGATTTCCGAAAACAGGCTGATTCCCATTTCCGCAGCATAAACCGTTCCGAGTTCTATCTCCGTATTACTGCAGCACTGCCATTTTATGTAGCCGGAACCTTTCACGATATCCTTAGCAGTAAACTGATATTCCTTTCCGGCTTTTGTCGTGATGGTCCCGTACCATTCATATTTTCTTATATTCTGCCTTACGGCATTCTTGAATTTTTCTGATACCTCAAACACCGTATCCGCCTCCTACATTTCTTTCAGGGAAAAAGATACCGTCCACAGACCTTTATATGACGTATCTTTTTCCAGCTTTGCCTTAAATCCCGTAATATACATTTCTGCTTCTTTTAAGTCCAAGGTTTCCGTATCAAAATATTCCACTGTGATCTTCGGCAGTTTGGAATATGCCGTCAGAAGTTTTACCCACTTCGGTGATACGGAAAAAGAGACGGAAATGTCTGCCACTCCCGTCCTTACCACATCCCTCTGTGTTGTTCCGGCTTCCGTTTCCCCACCGGAATCTGCCTCTACATCGGAAAGCCCCACGTCATAAGAATCCGGCTTCGGAAGGGAACGGCCGTTAAAAACAAGATACTGTATATATGCCATGCTATCTTCCTCCGCTTCTTAAATTTGCCCTCTGCTGTGCCGATACAATAACCTCATCAAGCATCGTACCGCCCAGATATACAGGAATGACAATGTCTCCGCTGTCTCCCTTAACATCCCGGATTGCAGAAGTAATTGCAGAAAGCATTCCTGAGATGCTTTCCGTCTGCTGTGCCGTTGGGTTTCCTGTCATGTTTTCCACCCCGCTGACCTTTGGATTGATGACCATGTCGGAAGAAATCCCGCTGACTGCTTTCTGAATCATTCCACGGCTCTTTTCGATTCCCTTGGCAAGTCCGCCCATAAAGTCAGGCATCCATGACTCATAATCAGTAAGAGGACCTTCATCCGGCACGGAGAAGTGAAGGAATGACTTGATCTTGTCAGCCACACTCTTTACTGCATCCCCGACTGCACCGATGCAGCTCTTGATGCCGTTTACGATTCCCATGATAAGATCCTTGCCCCATGTAAATGCCTGTGAAGCCAGACCCGTGATGTGGCTCTTTACATTGGAAAATCCTGATTTTACGGCATTTAGGACATTTCCCATTGCACCCTTCACTGCATTTACGATTCCGTTAAATACGGATGTGACCGCACCCTTGATTGCACCAAGCACCGTGGAAATGGTGGACTTGATGGTATTCCAGATAGTGGAAATGGTACTCTTTATCGTATTCATTATCGTGGTAATGGAATTTTTAACTGCAGTGAAATCTCCCGTGATCAGTCCCTTGATTCCGCTTACCACTGCACTGATGATCGTCTTTATTGCATTCCATACCGTGGAAAAAATGGTCTTTATCGCATTTAGTACTGTGGTAATGACCGTTTTTATCGTATTCCACACGGTCGTGATAACCGTCTGGATAACAGTAAGCACCGTCTGGATAATGGTCTTATAAATATTGAAATACGTTGTGACCAGTGTTTTTATCACATTGAAAACTGTAGTAAACACGCCCTTGATTGCATTCCAGATCGTAGTAATGACGGTCTTTATTACATTGAATACCGTTTCAATGATGGTTTTATACAGATTGAAATAAGTGGTTACCAGCGTTTTTATCACTTCAAACACGGTCGAGAATATCATCTTGATTGCTTCCCATACCTGTGAAAAGAACGCTTTTATGGCATTCCATACCGTGATGGCTACCTGTTTTACATTCTCCCAAAGGTCTATCCAGAACTGACGGAATCCATCGCAGTTATTCCACAAATAAATAAAAGCAGCCACAAGAGCTGCTATTGCTGCAATGATAAGAACGATTGGATTTGCAAGCATTGTAGTATTAAGTGCTGCAAATGCTCCTTTTACCGTATTGATGACTCCGGCAATCTTCGGAACGATTGTCATGATCGTGCCGACTGCGGATATTACCTTGCCGATCACGATAAGAACGGGGCCGAGTGCTGCTGCCAGAAGTGCAATCGTAACGACCGTCTTTTTTGTTCCCTCGCTCAGTCCATTCAGCCAGTCAACAAACTTCTGTACCCATCCGACTATCTGTTTAATGGCCGGCATCAGGAGTTCTCCAAATGAAATAGCCAGGCCTTCCAGTGCTGACTTTAAGATGGTGATCTGTCCCTGTAAGTTATCAAGCTGTGTATCTGCCATCTGCTGTGCAGCACCACCGCTGTCCGTGATGGACTTCTGCAAGCTGTCCCATGTGTCCCCCGTATTTGCAAGCAGGGCATTTACGGAAGAAAGGTCTGTCTTATTGAAAATGGTGCTGATGATATTTGACTTCTCAGCAGATGTCATTCCATCCATGCTCTTATTGAGGTCTCCAAGAATGTCATTCATTGACCGCATGTTTCCTTCAGAATCATATACGGAAAGTCCAAGGGCTTCCATCTGGGCTGCTGCCTTATCCGTAGGGTTCTGCAATGACAGGATAATATTACGGAGGTGTGTACCACCTTCTGCTCCCTTGATACCGTTATTTGCAAGAATGCCAAGTGCGGTATTCAGTTCTGCCGTACCACCCTTGATGGATTTGGCAGTCGCACCAATGGTAAGGATTCCTTCGCCAAGCTGTGCAACCGATGTGTTCGTGGTAGATGCCGTCTTTGCCATCTGGTCTACCATTGTTTCCGCTTCATCCACTCCCATTCCAAGGGCAGACATCGCATCCGTTACCATATCCGATGCATCAGCAAGGGCAATATCTCCGGCTGCTGCCAAGTTAAGAACGGTCGGCAGTGTATCACACATCTGCTGTGTATCGTATCCGGCAAGGGCGAGGTAATTCAATGCTTCCGCACACTCAGATGCGGAAAAAGCCGTCTCTGCACCCATCTTCTTTGCCAGCTTTGAAAGGGTATCCATCGTATTTACCGACTGCCCGTTGACCTTGGACATAGAATCTTTGGTGATTCCCATTGTTGCCTGTACCTGTGACATGGAAGATTCAAAATTAGCTGCGGTCGTTACGGATGCCGTACCCAGTGCAGTCACTCCGGCTGTTACCGGGAGAAGCTTTTGTCCGGCAGAGGAAATGTTATCCCCAACTGTCTTCAGTTTTTCACCGGATGATGCTATCTTTTGTACGGCTGTCGCAGACTGGTTTGCCTGTGTTTCAAGATTTTTTAAGTCCTGTTCCGTTTCCACGATTTCCCTCTGAAGGGCATCGTACTGCTCCTGTGAGATCTCGCCATTGGCAAGTGCAGTATTCGCCTGTTCTGCTGCCGTCTTCAGCGTTGCCAGTTTCTCTTTTGTTTCACTGACCGCTTCCGCAAGCAGCTTATGCTTCTGTGCCAGAAGCTCCGTATTTCCCGGATCCAGTTTCAGAAGTTTATTTACATCTTTAAGCTGTGACTGGGTAGACTTAATCTGTCCGTTCACTCCTTTAAGTGCATTCTGCAG